ATCTCGCAGCTGCATTCGAACGCGACGCTTCGGCGCTCGTCGCCGCGGAACGCGAGCGCTGCATTGCGGTCTTCACGTCCGACGCCGGCAAGCGCAATCCGAACGGCTGCGCCTCGCTTCTCCGCGACACGGACATGGACGCCAAGAAGGGCGTCGCGTTCATGTCGACGTTCGGCGGCAACGCACGAACGGACAGCCGCGATCGCATTCGCAACGACGCTTCGACGCGCCCCAGCACAGGTGGCGGTAGCGAGGCGACGGACACCAACGACGTCAAGCAGGCTCACGCCCAGCGCCGCGAGCAGCGGAACAAGGGAGTCCGCGGCGGCAAGAAGGTCGGCGCCGCTCCCGGCGAGACCCAGGACTAATTCAGACCGGAGAGGTAGACGAATATGGCCCGCTTTCCCGCCCAGACTTTCCAGCCCAACTACGACGGCGACTTCGTCATTACCGAAGCGAATGGCACCATGTCGCGCGAGCAGATCGTGCTCCTGCGCGGTGCGCGGATCGAGGCGGGCACCGTGCTCGGCAAGATCACCGCTTCCGGACTTTGGACGCCGCACGACCCTGCGGCCGCGGACGGATCTCAGAACGCCGCCGGCGTTCTTCGCGATATGCGTCCCGCGCTGACGACCGCCGACACACGTCGCGGCGTCATCATGGCTCGCAACTGTGATCTCAACGGCAAGAAGCTCATCTGGAAGGCCGGCATTACCGTCAACCAGCGGAAGGCTGCGGAAGCGCAGCTCGCCGCGACGGCCGTCCTGGTGCGCTATTAAACGAGGGATTGACCAAGACGCGCTGACCGGAGGCAGGCCGGAAAGCGTCGCAAGAGAGGACCGATAAGATGCTCGCTTACGACATTTTCCTGAACGACGCCTTTTCGGTGGCAGAGCTCCGCGAACAGGTCGACAACCTCGTCTACATTCCGGACGAGCTCAATCGCCTCGGGCTCTTCACGCCGGATCCGATCACGACCACGAACGTCATGATCGCCCGCAACACGGAGACTCTGGCTCTCGTGCCGCTGACGGAGCGCGGAGCCCAGCGCACCCGCCTCGAGCGCGACTCGCGGAACGTCAAATATCTGCCGACCTTCCGCTACGCCCAGGAAGACCGGATCAACTCGCAGATCCTGCAGAACATCGCTCCTGAAGGCATCCCCTTCAACGCGGCGCTGGGCCGCGCGCTCGACGAGGTCGAGAAGCGCCAGCGCAAGATGATGCGGAAGCTCGAGCTCACCCGTGAGTACGCCCGTATGGCGGCTCTTCAGGGCTATGTGCTCGACGCTGACGGCTCGATCGTTCTCGATATCTACGACGAGTTCGGGATCGCTCGGCCGGTCGCGGTCACAATCGACCCGGCGACCCTCATCGACGGCGATCTCCGCAAGGCGCTCTACCAGAACGTCGGCCGTGCCGTGACGCAACAGCTGCGCCTCAGCGGCCGCAACGCCCCGACGGGCTACATCGCGCTCTGCGGCAACGACTTCTTCGACGCCCTGCTGACGGCGCCGGAGATCCGGCAGACGTACGTCGTCGCGATGCAGGGACAGGAGCTCCGTCAGGGCTTCGTGCCTTACTCGAGCTTCGACTTCGGCGGCATCCGCTGGATGAATTACCAGGGCACCGTCGACGGCACGACCATCGCCGTCGCGACCGACGAAGCGATCATCATCCCAATGGGCGTCGAGGATCTCTTCACGGAGTTCCGGGCTCCTGGCGAAGACATGAACGACGCGAACCAGCCCGGCCGCGAGTTCTATTCGTCCGTCGTTCCGGACGTGCGCGCGCCGGCCAAGTTCGAGCACGTCGACGTCGATCTCTCCACCTATCCGCTCTATGCCTGCCTGGTGCCTGAGGCGCTGATGCGCGTGGCGCTGCCGTAAGCCCGGACCGGATAGAACGAACGAAGGAAGGACCGCACCGTGAGCTACTTCAAGGCTAAGGCGTTTTTCACCCGTTCCAGCCCAGCTGGCATCATTCACGGCGATCCGAACCACAAGGATCCGCGCGGCCGTTTCCTCGAGCTGAGCGACGCGGTCGCGGCTCCGCTGCTTCAGGCGGGGCTGATCGAGAAGACGTCCCGGTCGGCCTACCACAAGGGCATCGAAGGCCAGGAGGTCGACGGTGGCGACGTGATCGTCGCACAGGTGGGCGGCAAGCGCCCTCCGGTCTCGGCTCGCTGGTCGAACGAAGCGTTAGCCCATGAGGCTGCGCTGCGCGGCGTCGACGCCTCCAAGCACACCAAGCGCGGCGATCTCATCAAGGCGATCAACGCCAAGGACACTTCGTCCGCGCCGGAAGAAGTCGATGGCACGGACAATGCCTTCAGCCGCACCGGGCGTGAGAGCGCCGAGTCGACGCGTCACTCGCGACGGGCGAGCCCACAGAACGACGTGAACGCGAGCGGGACCGTCGACACTGAAGCTCTGGCCCCGGCAACCGAAGAGATTGCTGACGAGGAAGAGGCTCCGACCGGAGGCGGCGCTTCCGAGACGAAGTGAGCCTCTACGAAAATATGAAACCACTCATGGACGCCCAGGTCGACAACGGCCTGGGCGATTCCATTACGTACTGGATCGGCGGCGTTCGCGTTGAGCCCGAGCCGGGCGTTTTCACCTTTCCCGCATTCCTGATCGACTATGCCGATGACGGCGGCGGGGTAGGGCTCAATGGCACCGTTTCTCCGCTCGCGACACGCTGGCAGCTGAAGATCCGAAAGGACGCTCTGCCCGGCAACGTCAGGCCCAGCCTGGCGCACAAGATCACCGCGGCGAAGCTCGACGGTCCCTATCGCCCGGCGGCCAACAATCCAATCGACGGCGGCGATTATTGGATCTGCGATCTTCAGAAGGTGCCCGCCTGATGCTGCCGCGCGACCAGATCCTTCGGGCACTAAAGCTGCAGCTCAAAGCCGTTGTGCCGGTCGTCGACGGAGCTCCCGCGTGGAAGGTGCGCCATGAGCGGTTTCGGCAGACGACGATCGAAGAAATGCCGTGCCTCGCGATTCGCTACCTCGCCGACGACGCATCCGGCGTCGCCAACGCGAGTGACGAGTCGCCGTCCATCGCCGAAGAAGCCATGCACCTGAGGGTCGATTTCATCGTCGACACGCCCATTCCGCCGGAAAGCGACCGTGAAACGGCCGGAGACGCCGACGAAGGCGAGGATCCGACGGGTCTCGGCGACGCCTCGAAAATCATTGAAACTAGCCTGGATGCGCTGTTTCCCGAAGGCGGGCCGGTCAACACATTGGGCGGTTTGGTGTGGGATATACGTTACGACGGGAGCGGCGATAACGACGACCTCGTGACGTCCGACAACGTTCGCTTGGCGGAACGCCTCACTTTTGTGTATCGTGTGCGCGCTGAGGCTCCGCACCGGCTTTTGATCGGAGAATGACGATGGCTGAACGTAACGACGAACGTATCGCTCCCGTGGCTCTGCCAGCCGGCCAGTTTGAGCTCGGCGACCTTCAGAAGGCGCTGGACACAGCGGTGAGCGTGAAGGACCGCGAGAAGCATTCCGAGCGGATCATCAAGGCGATCGCGGACACGATCAAGAACCCCGAGCTTCTGGTCGCCGGCGATCTGCCGGCGCTTCCGATGGGCGCCGAGCTCGTCGAGCAAGACGTCACCTATGTCGATGGCGAGGATCCTGTGACGCGCCACGTCCCGGCGTTCACGAAGGTCAAGGCCGAGAGCGGCGAGGAAGCCGCATCGATGCGCTACGCGGAGCCCACGGCCGTCGAGGCGGCCGAAGAGGACGTGCCGGCGACGCTCGCCGACCAGGCCGCAGAACGCATCGCGGACGAAACCAATACGTCGAGCTCCAAAGCCGGCGGCACGAGCAACAACAAGTAGGGGCCGGACCGACCGGCGTTCGATAGGAAGGAACCTGGGACATGGCTGCCCATAAGGAATCGATCACCGCATTTGCTGTCACGATCCAGCCGACCCCGGGCGTCTTCAACGCTCCCGGCCAGGCCGATATCATCCCGATCTCGTCGCCGGATAACGGCTTCGACCCCATCACGGCCGACGACGACACCCTGACGGGTTCGCTCTGGACCGCTCCGCGCCAGTTTCTCGGCACGCGCGGCCGGGCCGGCGCTACGGCTCGTCTCCGCGGTCCTGGCGGCGCCGTCGTTCCCGCCGCCGGCGAATGGGCGCTGGGGCGCATCCTTCAGGCGGCGGGCTTCACCGAGATTCGCAACGCGGTTGCGATCACGAACGCCGTTCAGGCGAACGCGGTTGTCGACCTCATCAAGCTCGACGCCGGCGCGTCGGCGGTCGACGACTTCTACAAGGGCTATCCGATCAGCCACGCGAACCTTGGCGCCGGGATGCGCGCCTATTCGATGATCCGTTCGTACAACGGAACAACGAAGGTGGCGGAGCTTTCGGAGAGCGCCGGCGTGGCGATCACCGCGGGCAACTACACGATCCCGCCTGGGCTATTCTATACGCTCAGCACCGGCACGGCGATTCCGCTCCTCAGCGTCAGCGTCTGGCGTCACCGCAAGCGCTATGACTACAAGGACTGCGCGCTCTCGACGTTCCGGCTCAACGTGCCGGTTTCGAACGACGCGCAGACGGAAAGCCCGTCGATCGAATTCGCGATGATGGGCGTTCCCATCTTCCCGACGACTGACGAGCTCGCGCCGTCCATCCCGTCGACGCTCCTGACGCCACCGCCGCCGGCAAAAGCGGGCAAGTTCGCGCTCGCGAAGACGCTCATCGGCCACCAGACGCTGACGATCGAATTCGGTCTCGAGACGGGCGCACCGCCGAACCAGAATTTCGACACCGGCCAGGAGAGCTACGAGATCCTTTCGGGCCGCCGCACGATTACGCTGGACGTCAACCAGCAGCTGACGGCGACCCTGGACCTCGAATCGCTCGCGTCGAACCAGACGGACTTCCCGATCGAGTCGATCTGGGGTCTCGGCGCCGGCAACCGTTTTGCGGTTGGCCTGCCGCACGTCCTCAGCAATTATCTGTCGCCGAACGCACGTAACGGCTTTGTCGGCATGTCGGGCGACGCCGCGCTCAGCGACGTCGATCGCTCGGTCAATATCGCGCTTCTCTACTGACGGGCGGATGATCTCGCTGTTCGCCTTGGTCGCGGCGCATGTTTGCCACATTCCGCCGATTGCCTGCAGCGACGCCCGGAGTTCGGCGCCTTTGTCGTCCCGCGGGCTGAAGACGATGGAGCGTTTCGCTTATTGCGTCTGCGGACCGGACGGCTCGGTCGATTGGGATCCTCAGCAAACCCGGTGGGGATGGGTCGAATACCCGAGCTGCAACCGCAACGGCTGGAACGGCCATCGCTACGTCGCGGCGCGCAAGTGATACTGTTACTCGCCCTAGCTGCCGTCGCCCAGCCCATCGAGGCGCAACCAATCTTCACGTGCGGCTTTCAGCCGGCCGATGCGCTGTTTTGCGTCGACCACTACGGCCGACTGATAACACCGACCGCAGAGGACCGCCGTGTGGCATCGGCGCAGCGGATGGTTTGTGCCCGCCCCGCCAGCGATCACGATCCGAACGACCCCGCACTGGATGCTTTCATGCGCGAAGGTTCATCCCGGGAGGACGCGATGGAACGCTTGACCGAAGAGCGCATCAACGGCTGCGATCCGGAGCCAAAAACTTAGCGGGTTGCTCATTGCCCCGAGCGACCCGTTATTGGGCGGTCCTGGGATTCGACGGGGCCGCCCTTTTCTTTTGTCTCGCAACGTTGCATCACGTTACGTGCCACGTAGGAGACAGGCTGATGGCAATCCCGTTGACGGCTCGCGAGCCGGTTGAATTTACTCCGCCTTCGCTCCCTGAGGAGCTGAAGGGTCCAGACCCCGCCGATGACACGAAGCACCGCGTCCGAATCATCATTCGAGTGCCGACGCCGATGCAGCGCGATTCGTACGCCGCTGCGCTCGTCCGCGCGGGCGTCCAGCACTACACGAAGCAGCAAGTGCGCGACCTCATGCTTGCCGGCGTCCAGGATCTCTTTCCGGAGGACGAGCACGAACGAAAGCAGGCGTTGCTGCAGGAGCTCTGGGCGTACAATGACGACCAGGAGGAGCAGCGGGATCTCGAGATCGACATTCTGCGCGAGGAGCAGGAGAAGGCGAAAGCCGCGGGCAAGGAAATCGACCTCAACGCGGTCAAGGCGCGCGCGGCCGAAGAAATCCAGCCCGGCGTCGTCATGGAGAGATCGCGGCTCATCGAAGCGACTGCGATCGCGCAGGAGATCGTTGCCCGCTTCAAGCCGCTCAACGAAGTGGTTGGCGGGCTTGCCGACCAGGACGCGAAGCGCTCATGGCTCAACGCGCGTATGTACGTCATCGGCTGGAAGGGTCTGCCGGACGAGCCGGATCCTCCAGGATCTGGCGGCCTGAAGCAGAATGAGCTCGACTATCTTCGCATGCACGTAGGAGAGAAGGCGTTCGCCGAGATCTCCGATTTCATCACGGCGCTGCACGGCATCGACAAGGACGAGGAAAAAAACTTGGCCTCGCTGCTCGCCAATATGTCCGCCCCGATTGGTTCGTCACCGGACACGTCGACGGAGAGCAGCGAAAATGGGAATTCGACGGCTGGACCTTCTACGACGATCCCCGAGGAAGGATCAGCGAAAACGACCGAATCGTCGTCGAGATCTTCCACCAGCTCGAAGACCCGGAAAGCGGCATCCAAACGTGGCCGGACGGCCGGCCCCTCATAGACCAGCCTGTGAAGCTCATTCGCGCATTTGGCGTCATCCGGCGCTATAAGCGCGACGATGAGGGCGACGGCCAAGTATAAGCGAATCGGTCCCCGGATGGTCGACGTCGCCATCCCGCACTTGCGGAAGGCGTCGCACTATGCGGCGGACAAGGCGATCAAGGCCGCCAAGAGCGAGACCCGGGCGACGATCCGTGGCGTCGGGCTGGGACGCCTCTCAAACGCCGTCGGCGCGACCAGCAGCCTCGAGAAGCAGCGAACGATCGGAAACGCCTGGGGCGCGATCTTTGCTCGGGGCGGGATCGATAGCCGCGCGAACCAGGCGCTCATGGCGTACACGGAGGGCGCTCGAATCCTACCCACCGGCGGGCGTAAGTGGCTGGCATATCCAACGAAAGCTGCCGGCCGGACCGTGCGCCTGCCCATTCCTCGAATCGGAGGTAGGGGGTACGGCAATTTCAAGAACCAGCCCAACCGCTACGGAATGCAGCTGCGCTTCGTGCGCTTCAGCCCCACGCGTGCCGCGCTCGTGCTCGATGAGGGCATTGTCAGCAATAAGACGGGCAAGGTTCGCCGCGGTGCGAAGCGGGTCGGCAAGGCGTCGACGCACCAGAAATTCATCGTCATGTTCTGGTTGATCCCGTTCACGACGCGCGCCGCCCGATTCAACCAGCACGAGATCGTCGCCCGCAACGGCCGGAACATCGGCATCTACATCGAGGAGTACGCACGTCGGAACAAGGCGTGACGCATGTCAGTTATTCAACGTGACGCTGGGTGCGCGTCATGATATGACTTGGGTCTCCCCGCTTCTGGGCCACCGACGTCCTCGCCGGTGGCCCTTTTTCGTTTCGTAAGTCGTTCGTCGCCGAAGTCTCTTTTCCTTCGCCGCCCAAGGGATTATTATGTGCTGGCCGGCTCGAGAAGGAAGCTTGGAATCCACGGACTACCCGCAACGGCAGGGATGCCAGCGGGCCTCCGCCAAGCCGCTGCGGAGACATGATCGCTCCGACCGACATGGGAAATCGAGCCGGCAATTGAGCGGGTCTGGCCGAAAGGTGAGGCACCGGCCTTCCAAGCCGGGAATGTAGGGTTCGAGTCCCACGGCCGCTCCACAATTTCATAAGCTGCACGTTCGTGATACGTGACGTCCATGCGAGCGAACCGCTACGTTTCCTATCTCGCTGCAGAGATCGAGCCGGCAGCGCTCGCTAACGCCCGCACCTTCGAGCGGGAGATCGAAAAGACGCTCGACCGGATCTCGCAGAAGAGCGCGAGCGGATCTTCAGCCTTCGCGTCCAGCGCGCTCGGAACCGGCGTCAGCCGCAACTTAAACAGCATTTCTTCGGCGGCCGGACGAACGAAGCGCGATCTCGACGTTCTCGACTCGAGCCAGGTCAAGGCTGCCCGCTCGGCGACACTCATGGGAGCGAGCTTCTCCCGAGCCGCCGACGCCCTGCAGATCGTCCAAGGTCCTCTGGGCCCGATGGCGGGCCGCCTCAGTGCCTTGGGCCAGGTCCTGCGCCAATTGACGGGCTTCACGCTCGCCGGCGTTCTCGCGGGCGGCGGTGCGTTCGCGCTAGGCGGTATCGCGACACAGTACCAGAAGATGCACGACACGCTCGTTCCCGTCATCGGCGACCAGAAGGCGCTGAAGGTCGCGATGAACGACGTCATCGGGATCGCCGGCCGGACGCACCAGGCGCTTCAGCCGGTCGCCGAGCTCTACTCGCAATTCTCGCGCGTCGGCAAGGACGCCGGCCTTTCGCAGCAGCGCATCGCGCGGCTGACGGAAACTGTGTCGAAGGCGTCGAAGATCGGCGGCGGAGATCCTGAGGCTCAGCGGGGCGCCATCATTCAGTTCGGGCAGGCGCTCACCGCCAATTTCCACGGCTCCGGACAGGAGCTGCAGTCGATCCTCGAGCAGACGCCTGCGCTTGCCCAAGCAATCGCCGACGGTCTCGGCACCCAGACGTCGAAGCTGAAGCAGCTCGCGAAGGACGGGCAATTGTCGACGGACCTCGTCGTCAAAGCGCTCGAGCGGAGCGCAGACGAGATCGACGCCCGCTTCGCACGCATGCCGCCGCGCGTCGGAAAGGCGCTACAGGACGTCTCGAATTCCCTGTCCGTCTTCGTCGGCAAGATGGACGAATCGGTTGGCGCGACGACGGCGGTCGCGAACGGGCTGGAATTCCTCGCCACGCACCTTCGCGGCATCGTCGTGCTCGCCGGCACCGTCGGCGCCGCCTACAGCGCGAAGCTCTTCGTTGGCGCGATCGAGGGCGCGACTCAGTACGCATCGAAGCTGGCAGCGATTGCGCCGCTGACGAACGAACAAGTCCGCTTCAACGAGATCGTGAAGCGCTCGCTTCAGGAGCGAGCCGCGGCGGAGGTCCAGACGGCCGAGACCGCGATCGCAGCCGAACGCGAGTACCAGGTTCAATTGCAGAGCCAGATCGGGCTCATCGAGAAGCAGATTGTCGCGCAGACCCGGGCGCTCGAAATGGCGCGTACGCTCGACGCCGGCATGCGCGTGAGCGGTGGCACGGGATCCGGCCAGGTCCTCGCTCAATCGTACGAGGAATTGAACGCGAGCGAACGTGCGTTGCTCGCAACTCAGGCTGAGCTGCAGGCGAGCGACGCCGCGCTGATGGCCGCGGAAGAGCGTTTGGCGGCGGCAACGACCGGCCTTGCGGTTGCGGACACGGAATTGGCGGCGGCGGAGACGGCAGCGATTGGAGCGACCGGCCGCCTCGCCGGCGCAAAAGCCGTGCTGCAAGGCGCGATGACCCGCGTAGGATCTGCGGCGAAGGGTCTTATCGGCTTTCTTGGCGGCGCGTGGGGTGTCGCCTTCACCGCCGCGGCCGGTTGGGCGATGTATCTCGCCAGCCGCACGGACTACGCAAAGGAAGCGATCGACAATTTCGCCGGCGGCCAGTCAGGTCTCCTGAAGCGCCTCGATGAGACGTCGGCTGGGATGGGTCGGCAGGCGGATCAGGCTTACAAGCTCGCTCGAGCTCTTCGCGAAGCCGGTCTCGCCAAAGCTGAGGAATCGGTTCGTGACGTCGCGGGACAAACGGCCGGCGATATCCATGCTCTTCGCAATCGTCTTCCGATCGGCAGCGCCGATTTCGCGACCGCCGACAAGCTTCTCGCGCAGATGCAGGGCGGCGCGCACCTTACGCCGCACGGCATGGACGTGCTGCAGGGAATCATCCAGCGCCATCCCGACGCCGCTCAGGGGAGCTTCCTCGCCGGTCTGACGGGCGACAATGCCGGCCGGTTGAAGGAAGACATGGGCGGGTTGGTTGCCGCGCTCGACAACGTGGCGCAGGCCCGCCAGGCAATCACCGACGCGGACAAGAAGCATGGGCAGGCGATGGAAGGCTTGCTCGGCGGTGGTGGCGGCAAGCCGACGACCAAGGCAGCTCTCAACGCCCAGGCAAAGCTCTTGGCCGCGCAGGATCCGTTGTCGAAGGCTCGCGCCGAGCTTCAGGTGGCGATGCAGGCGGGCCCGAAAGCCGACGAGACGAGCGACGAATACAAGCAGCGCATCGCCGGGCTCATCCAGAACGTCAATTCGCTCGTCGACGCACGAAAGGCCGAACGTGCGGCGACCGCGGCCCAGCGTCGCGAGCAGGCGGCGTACAACAAGGAGCTGCGCGCCGAAGAGAAGGGCCGGGACAATGCCGACAAGCTCGCCGGCATCATGGATCAGTATACCGAAGACAGTCCGATCAAGCGGCTCGACAAGCTCCGCGATGCCGCTGAGAAGGCGAAGCTCGCCGTGGACGACCTCGTCGGCGAGCGCGTCGGCCCGAACCATATCTTCACTGCCCAAGAGGCAGCTGCGAAGAAGGACCAGATCGACGCGTTCGAACAGGCTCAGGAACGTAAGCCCGTCACGGATTTCCTGAAACAGTCGGACCAGGAGCTCGCGGTCCAGACCCTGATTTCGAAGGGGTTGGGCGACCAGGCCGAATTCATTCGCCGCAAATACGAGCTCGAGAAGCAAGTCGGTAAGCTGTTGCCGGAGGAAGAGCAGCAGATCCGCGACCAGATCGCGCAGGAAAACAAGCTCAACGACGCGATCTACAAGCGCCAGGCGCTCATCGAGAACAATGCCCGCGCGCTCGATGCCATCCGCGACACCTTGCAGGAATCGATCTCCGCCGCGCTGCAGGGCGACGTGAAGGGCGGGATCAAGAATTTCAAGAATATCTTCAAGGCGATCGCCGACGCCAAGGCGAGCGAGATCACGATGAAACTCATCGGCGATCCGGGGAAGAAATACCGCGACGACATGTACCGCGGCCTCAACGACTCGGCGTCGAAACTGAGCACGAGCGGCGACCAGCTGCAGAAGGCGGCCAGCGATCTCACGCAAGCGGCCGGCGCGCTGGCGGGCGGCGGGACCGGCGTCCCGGGCGTTGGCGGCAAGGATTTCGGCACGCCGTCGACGTCGTCGCTGGTGAACAAACTGCTATCTCCGGAATTCGCAAAACTGTCTGGCGTGCTCGGCGATCTGACTGAGGTCATTCGTGCGGATCCGCGCAAGTCGCCGATCGACCCGAATTCAATCGTCGTGACCGGCAAGCGCCTGGCGGGCGGCAGCGGCCTCGCCGGCGGCGGCATCGGCGAGACGATCCAGACGATCGCGGACCAGATCTTCGGGAAGGGCAGCAAGGCATCGGGCATCTTCGGCGCTGGCATCAAGGGCGCGGAGACCGGCGCAATCGTTTCGGGCGTCGCGAACCTCTTCGGCCTGAAGCTGAGCCAGGGCGGATCGATGGTCGGCGGCGCGATTGGCGGCATCGCCGGCAGCCTCATCCCCGGCGTCGGAACGGTCATCGGCAGCCTCGTCGGCTCCATCCTGGGCGGCATCGTCGGGGGTCTCTTCTCGCATCCGGATTTCGCACGTGCGAACATCAAGGGCGTCAACGGCGTCATCACGTCAACTCCGGGCAATGACGACCACGGCGCCGAGCAAAAAGCCGCCGCGAAGAGCATGTCGGACGCCTTCACCCAGGGTCTGCAGAAGATCTCGCAGCAGCTCGGGCTTCAGCTGGGCAATTTCGCGGTCTCGATCGGCGTCAACAAAGAGGGCAAGTACGTCGTCGACCCGACGGGCGCGGGCTGGATCAGCAACCGCTCGGGCGGTCCTCCGGTGCAGGAGTTTGGATCCGCGGAGGAAGCGGTAACGGCCGCGCTCGTCGACGCGATCAAGGACGGCGCGCTCAAAGGAATCAGCGAAGCAGCGAAGCGCTTGCTCCTAGCGGGCAACGATCTCGACGCCGCGCTCGACAAGGTTTTCAAATTCCAGAGCGTCTTTACCGAGCTGAAGAAGATCAAGGATCCGGTTGGAGCTGCGATCGACGAGCTCAATACGCAATTCCAGGAGCTCATCGGCATCTTCACGGAAGCGGGAGCGTCAGCGTCCGAATGGTCGCAGCTGCAGGAGCTTTACGACCTGAAGCGCGCCGATGCGATCAAGTCGGCGACCAACGACACGATCTCGGCACTCACCGATTTCATCCAGTCGATGACGTCGGGAACGGATTCCCCGCTGAGCCGTCGAACCGTTTACAACAATGCAAAAGCCGAGGTCGACAAGTACCGGGCGGATATCGCGTCGGGGAAAGCCGTCGACCAGGACGCGCTGGTCAAGGCGCTCAATGATTTCGAACAGGCCTCGCAGACCCTCTTCGGATCACGCGGCCAGTTCTATTCGGATTTCAACGATATCCTCGCGCTTGCTCAGAAGGCGAAGGACAATGCCACGGCCGGCACGACGACGACCCCGGGTCCGTTGCCGCCGAGCCCGTTCGACTCGAGCGGCCCGTGGAACCAACTCGTCGCGGGGCAGGGAACGACAAACGACATTCTCACCCAGATCAACAACAACCTTCAGGCGCTTAACGGCGGCGGCGGGACGTCGACCGGCTCAACGATCGCGGACCTTCCTTATTACGGCGGCGTCGATCAAGGCTCGCTCTACCTACAACGCGCGTAACGATAACTAGGACGAACGAACGTCTTCGGGCATAAGGCGGCCATGCCCGGGTGCCTTGCTGAAATCAGCCCTCTCGATCCCGCAAGCGGCCAGCGCGTGCCGATCAGGGTCGGGCTTTCGATGAACGCGGCCACGTTACGTGCCAACGGCGAACGCTGGCTGCCGGCCTTCTCGAAGGCGCCTAAGATCAGCCTCGATTTCTTCGATATCGACTACAAGGGCACGGTCCAGACCGCGAAGGCGGCCCTCGATCTCAACGCGGGTCGGCTCTACGGGATGGACCGCGACTATTTGACGACGCTCATCTGGCAGGGCTCGCCCATCACCATCTGGTCGGGCGACGGGAATTCTACCGATTCCATGTTCGTCGAGTTCGTCGGCCTGGTGACGTCGGGTGTCATCGATCGTACGTCCGGCATTCTTCCGCTGCAATGCGAGGTCAACAAGAAGCTAATCGATGTGCCGCTCCTCAACGTCGAGTTTGGTGGCGGCGGTGGCTTTGACGGAGACCCGGAGGTCCGCGGGCAGCTCCGGCCCGCATGCTTCGGCAACCCGGTCAACGTACCCGTCTTCTTCTTCAACCAGGTCGACTGGATCGGACAGGTCGACGGGTACGGCAACTGCATTGCGATCGACGAGCTTTACGAGGACGCTGCGAGCTTCGGGCCCAAGCAGGCCGACTATGCCAACTACGCCGCTCTGGCGGCAGCGGTAATTCCTGAAGGGGAATGGGCGACGTGCGTCGCTCAGGGGCTGGTCCGGCTGGGCGCCAATCCTCAGGGTGTCATCACGACGGATCCTCAGTGTGGTTACGGAACGCCGGGCGCGATGATGCAGCGTTGGCTGACGGCGCATGCCGGCGTCACCGTCGGCAATATCGATACAGCATCCGCCGCGGCGCTGGACGCGGCGCTCGCGGCGCTTCTGGGACACGCGGCGGCGGTTTCCTATTACACCCAGAGCCAGGTCGCCGTTTCGGATAGGATCTCGGCCATGTGCGCGGCGGTGAATGCCACGTGGTTCATTGGCGCCGACGGAAAGATCGCATTCTCGAGGGCAATAAGCACTGCCGAGCCGGTCCTGACGCTGAAGCGGCTCGGAGGTCGGCCGCTCGTGACGGACTGGCGCTCGCTCGACGCGCCCGAGCCGTGGTGGAGGCTGAAGGCGGAAGCGGCGAAGACCTGGCGCGTCCATACGCTGACGGAGATCGACTACGAAGACGACGTCCGCGACATGGGCAATTGGGATCCGGACGAGACCTATCGGCAGGGAATGGTCGTCTACGCGCCCTGGGACGGCACTCGCTACCTCTACATCAACACCGCGCCGAGCAAGAACCACGCACCGCCGAACGCGGTCTTCTGGGACGTCTTCGCAGATCCCGTCGACGCTTCCGTGGTCACTTACGTCGACGGCACGCCGATAGAAGACTTGAAGCCCGCAGCTCCTGCCGCGGATCCTACGGCACCAAACCAGATCGTCGTCTCCGGTGCGGGGACGATCCAGATCGATTGCGACTATCTGGGCGTCCCGAAGACGGATGAGCTGCCCGTCACCGTCGTTCCGACTGTGATGCTGGGCGGAGTGAATGTCCGAACGGACGATACGACGCTCTATTCCGTGGTCGGCATCAATTGCACCGTCACGATCAACGACACGGACGGAGATCCGGAGAAGGGCTATGCGGACGTAACGGCCATCGCCGGCGCGGTGGCTTACGTCGATATCACCATCACCGTGAACGGCTATGAGCAGCCGGCCGTCCGGACGACTCTCGTCAAGGTTCTCGATGACGTGCCGGCGCCGCCGCCCTCCACGACCCCGACCCAGGTCAAGATCACCAGCTACACCAGCGTCCCTTCGGAAACCTATGACGCGACGCCGGAGGGCGGCCCGGTCACTGTGAAG